GTATTATTAACTATACCAATACAAAATTTTCTTGGTAGATTACCAGCAATAGCTGTATTAAATACTCCAATATAAGTAGTGCTGTTAGCCTTTGCCGTCATTGAACCTATTTTAGTAGCATTTACTGGAGTCCAACCCGCATCTGAACCGCCAAAACTATCATCATAATTCGTGCCATCTTCTGACCTGATAAGATAAATATCAAGATAACCAGAAGTAGCTACACCAGAAGAAGCGGTTTTAATTTTAACCGCAATATCTGCTTCTATTCCTAATACTGAACTATTATCTATCGCTGTTGACCCCCTGCCAGAGCCATTTGCTAAAGAAGCAAGAGTAATGGTTGCTGTTGCTGAATTAGCTAACTTTTGTTTATATTCTGCCATATTTTTTATTTAATTTAATTGACCTTTTTTATAAACAAACTCCTTAAAAGGAAGTTCGCTTTTATTTAGATATTGAATATTGATATGTCCCCTTGTATCAGCCCTTAGCATAATTGCTTTATCTCCAACTATTCCGCCAATTATTTTAGCAGTAATAATAGGAGCAGGAGAAACTGGGACAGTTAAACCAACCTGAGAAACTGCTTCTATTGAATAAAAATACTCCTCACATTTGGGGAGGGTAATAATTTCACCAGAAAAGGTTTGTAATTCAAGAGAAGAAATTCCTTCTTTGGGAACAGCGTCCCAATTAGAACAATTCTTCCCTTCGGTTAAAGTTTCGCCGTTTGATAAATGAACAATAAACATAATTTTAAAGGATACTTGTCTCAATTTAGAGAGAAGCAACCCTTAAAAGTTTAGGTGGTGACTAATTGAGCCCCATCGTCTACCGTGCCAGAAGCAGGTAAGGATAACTTCCAAGTAGCATTATTTCCAACATCAGCAGAGGAATTACAATATCTTATTCCGTGAGTGCCAGGAGTAAGGGTTGTCCAAGTAGGAGAACCTTCCGTTCCTTCGTTAGCATACCAAGTAACTGTGGGAGCATCGCCTGTATGAGTATAAGTTATTTCAAGCAGGGCGTTCATTGAGGAAGTAGATGGAACTGTCGCATCAGAGGGAACTTCCAAACAGGTATTAAAAGTAATATACTCATTAGCCGCAGGAGTTTTTGTCGCTGTGACATAACTTGTAGAACCTTTTAATCTATTTGGATTAGCAGAACCAGCAGTAGCAGAAGCAGGTTTCCAAGCAGAAGTAGGAGCGGAGGAAGAAGTATCTACTAACGATAGCATTGGTTTGTTGCTATTTCCAGCAGTCCCAGTAAAAATCTCTTTTGTAGTAGAACTAGCAGCATCTTTGTCAGGAAAAGTTTTTGAATTATCCCACGCCTTATAAATAGGAGCAGAAGACAAGGCTTTCGTAAATGACACCTTGTAGCAATTCTGTGCGGTAGAATTATTGCCAGCACCTGTAACTTTCAAAGGTATAGCCATATTTCTAAATTAAAATTTTAAGAGGATTCGACGATTTCCTCTATCTCATATTTTCAATTTTCGGTTTAAGAGTTCTCTTTTCTGGATTTCTCAATTCGTTGTAATTTATAAACTCTTTTTCCCATTTAGCTAATTCATTATTAGTAGTCACAATTAAGACCTGATAATTAGGTTTGTTGACCAACAGCCAGTCCAAAGCCGAACCTATTGCCAACATTTGGTGAAACTGAAAAGGAAGTCCAGGTTCTTTTACAGTATCTGTAATGGTAAAATATGAAGGACACCTTTTGAAAAACACCTTTCCGCCGTCTGTTTTATCATAATCAGGAACTGGATTTAAGAAAATAACATTATTCTTTTCTAAAAATCTGGTAGGAACTCCTTTATCATCAGAGTTTGGACTCATAATATATTCAGCATCTGGGTGGTCTAATGTAATTCTATCTAATTTTTTATATTCATTGTTTATTTTAATCATTACCGCAGTAAAATCAGAAATAGCATTTCCATCCTCATCTTCTAAAAATTCGTAGTCGTGCTGTCCTTGTATAATATCAAAGATAGCAAAAGGGTGAGTGTTATAAGAAGTATCATCAATTTTAGTCAAAGAAGAGTTTCCGCCTAACATACCCAAATATCTATCCAACCGCCTGTTTATAAGATTAGTAAAAACAGCCAATAAGTTGGCGTTTCCAGAAATGTCGCCAGCATTTAATCCAGCCCAAAATTCAGCTAACTGGATTAAACCCTGATGACCGCTTGTATCATTAAATACCATAGATTATTTTATTTAATTTTTTAGAAAACTCATCTTTTTTCTCCTCATACTTTTTGGGATTTTTTTGTTTATAAATATTTACTAACTTCAAAAACTCTTTTGCCTTCTGTTTGGTTTCTGGTTTAATGTTGGGTATATTATCTACATTTCCAACCTCCAGCAGTTTGAAACTAATCGTTTCTTCTTTCTTAACTGGTGGCACAACCCCACAAACTTTATGAAACATTTCGTCTCCCCACTTTTGTCTAAATAACTCCCTTCGCTCGTTTATTCTCATAAATTCAGGAGTATGCAGTTTCCACCAAGCAGAAGTATTTTTATCGTGATAATATTTTAATTTAACGCAGGCACACAATAACCCCTTTCTACGCATTTGCAAAGCTAAATCGTTGTCTTCACAGCTATAACCAGTTCCATATCTTTCATCAAATTTTATTCTGTATCTGGTAAAAACATCTCTTTTGAAAACCCCATATTGAGTAAAAGCAATATAAGGATACTCAAAACTTAAAGGAGCATCCAGTGGAGGAAGTTGAGTATCGGCTTCTGACTCTGTGTTAGTAAAATACTTATAATCAAAACCAATGCATTTTACTTCTGAGGGAGCAGTTTCTAATCGTTTGATTAGATAATCAAAACTTCCAGGCACATAAAGAATATCTGTATCCAGCATTAGGAAATATTTTCCTAACGCCTTTTTAATCATAAAGTTTCTATTATAGGACTGACCTTTAATCCTATTCCACCTCCAAGCCCTGATTTGATGAAGATATCTATCAGCACAATACCTTCGCAAGACCTTAAGAGAACTATCTTTAGAATTATTATCAATAATTAAAATCTCGGTATCTGGCTCTTTTATCAACCTCTCAATACTTCTTGCCATTATATCGCCGTTTTCTAAATTGAGTAATAAAGCACTTTTTAATGGTTTTTTTATCATAGTTGTAATTTCATAAGTTGAATTTTTCTTTCTAACTCCTCTTTTCTTTGTTCATATTTGGCTAGATTTTTTTGCTTATAAATTTCCAATATCCGTCGCAGTTTTTGCTCTTTTAATTTGAACATATCCTCTTGGTTGAGTTCATATTTAGAACAATTCGGGAATTTTTCGTGCATAAATTGAGCAAATTTAGGGTGTAAAACAACTTCGTCATTAGCACTTAAAAAGGGAAAATCTTTCACTTGGTCTAAATTTTTTATTATATTCAAAATTTTATGGTCTTCTGAATATTCTGAAGGCACTTGGTATTCATTGCAGTAAGCACTTCTTCTTTCAACTTCCCAGCCATACTTTTTAATAACCTTTTTTAATTTTTCCTTATTAAAAACCATAGGGAAATGGAGTTCATAATTCAGTCCTGTTGGAAAACATTCATAAGTCCGTTTTATTCTGTTCCAGTAAACCCCGTTTCTATACTTTTTCATTAAATCAGCCAAAGTTTCTCTATGCAAATAAGGAATTTTAGGATAATCCTGAAGCAACCAGAAATCATCATTCATATAAATAAAATCCTCGCTTATATCTGGGTGATTTATTATTATATCAAACTTGTCAGCCACATTTTTCCATTTCTTAGTAATTTGTTCTGTAAAAGGAATATGCATTACCTTATCAGAACTTAAAAATGGCGGTAGATAGCCGACTATTACTACTTTATCAAATTTCAAGTGCTTTTCAGCACTTCTCAGGGAAAACTTTAATTCATTGCTTTCCCATCTGCTTTTTATATTTGGATATACTAAGTCCATATATTAAACCTATAATGGTTGAGAGGAAAGAGTAATCGGTGGTGGTTACTCTCTCCTCCCAGCCCTTATAGGGCTGAGGGCAGTTTTCTAACTTCCACTATCAGGAGAAAGGGTAATATTTACAATCAAGTTCTTTTTAGTTTCCCAGAGTTTAAAGCCAACATAGCCATAAGTCACAAACTCTATACCAGTTTTTCCAGAAACTTGCTTTTCCTCAAAAGTAACACCACGAGGAGAAGCGTAAGTAGCAACTCCTTTTACCCCAAATACTCTATGGTCTTCATTAACGAAAGCTAATGAAGTAACGCTATCCATTACATCAGTAATGAAAGTTCCAGGTCGAGTTACATAAATATCAACTCCCATATAGGAAGTGATAAACCCGTTCTTTAGAGCAGAGTCGGCAAAAGAGAAACCACTGGCTACCTGTTTCTGAATAAGACCAGAAAGGTCAGTGCTTTCAAGAACCAAGAATAACCCTTTGTAAGCATCAGCATATCCAGCAACTTTGGCAAGTAAATCACCAAAGATTTTTGGAATATTATTTGGGTCAGCAAATCCACCCGCTGGGGTAGAATATGATTCTCCAGCATTATCAACTAGTTCGTTCAAAACGAATTTGTCGATTTTTTCTGCTACAGCAAAGGCTTGTTCCTCGGTTCTATTTGCGAATAAGTCAAAGTTAGAGAGAACAGATTCAAAATCATAAATGTGTTCTGCTACAATGACTTCGTAGTTTACTGTTAAAGTATCCTCATGAGTAGTAAAAGTATCTACACTGTAAGTTCCAGCCAAGGGCTGAATAACAGCAGTAGCACCATCACCATAAGGATTTTGAATTGTTTTAGCAGTGTCTCTATCAACTTCGCAAATATCTTCGGCTATTAAGGCTCGGCGAAGAATTTGGTCTAAAGTAGCTTGGCGGTATTTATCACGCCAAACTTTTTCTGTAATTGTGTTAGCCATAGTTCATTTTATCCACCGAACCACCGACGACCTATTTTTTATTTTTTGTTAATCTTGCGGAAATCAACTTCTCAATATCCTCTTCAGATTCAGGAATTTCTCCAGTAGATTGGGCTTTTTGTAAGAGTTCATCTGAGGATGGAACAGAAACGCCTTGAATTTTATTTCCTGTGGCAGTTGCTGTCGCAGTGCGTCTCATTTCCTCTTTCTCTGATAGAATTGCTCTTACAACAGGACTTTTTAATGCTTCGGCTACAGAGATTTTTTTAAGGCGAGCATAATCAAATATGTCGTCATAATCATCCTCTGAAATATTATTTTTAACCAAAGCAGTTAAGTCCTTCACCGACAATTCCTGTGGAGAAACTTCTTTATGAGTTTCTTTTAACATGGCTTCGGCTTTTTCAGCACGAATTTTATAATTTTTAGCCAACTCTTGAAGTTTCTCTAATTCCTGTTTATCTGGTTGAGGTTCTTTTGGAGTTTCTTCCGTTTTTTCAGGTATTAAGGATTCCTGAATATCCTGTTCTTGATTTAAGGCATCAAGATTGCCAAATTGTTCTTCCATAGTTTTAGAAGGTTGTTAAGGCAGTTCCTTCTCTGCCAATAAATTATTTTACACTATCTTTTTTAATTCTTTCTTTTTTCTCCTCTTCTGTTTCCCCATTCATTTCTGCTAATTTTTGTAATTGTATCAGTTGCTGTTCAATATGCATAATCAATTGGTTTCTTGCCAATAAATTGATTATAGCTTGGTCAGGAGGCAACTGATTTACTGGAACTGTCATCCACAAATCAATAATTTGACCCAATGGAGCATTAGGGTCAAGTTCAGGAAGGAAAACTTTTCTTAATAATTTAAGCAAAGTTTCATTTCCCTTAAAAGTTCTCCTAATTAAATCCAATTCACTTTCTGTAAAACGCATTTGTTGTCCTTTTTCCATATTATTTTTTATGTTTTTTTTGAGTAGAAGGAATCCAGCCGATATTCCTCATTCCGCCATATATGTATTTTCTGGCTCTTTCAGAAGTAGTAGAGCCAAATTTCTTGAGGGCTTCCTTTTTTAAGTTTTGTTCTAACTTTTTAGGCATAGATTTATTTTATTTAGGCAGAACTTCGACCCCAGGGACTGTAGGAGGAGACATATTAAGCCCCGCCATTCCCTTTAACGCATTAGTCCCGCCACCGACATTAGTTTGTATATTTTGAGAAGGTTGAGCAGGTTGAGCAGGAGTAAACTGCAAAGGAGAAATATATCCTGCTTCATCCATAATCCAGTTCAAAAGATTTCTCACATTAGTATCATTAAGGGCGTTAGGATTTTGGATAATCAGCTGTAAGATACCGTTGATTATTGAGAACGCTTCAGCTTTATTTCTATTTTCTCCAGCAATATCAATTTCAATAGCATCCATATCTAAATCTCCAAAATAATCAGCCCAAGTTTGATTTTCGCCAAGCACCAAAGCCCTGTTCTGACCCAATAAACTATTCTTTTCCTGAATAGAAGCAATTAACTCGTCTAAAGTTGGCATTTCTTTTGCCATTAAGGCAACTTTTAACTCTTGAGCCAATTGAGCAGGTAAAGCCATTTTATCAAAATCCTGTATTTCATTTCCTTCCAGAGCCACAACTACTTCATCTGTGGTTTTTAATAGTTTTTTGAAGTAAGGCAAGACATAAGAACGCAACATTCTTTCCAAATAGAGAGATTTACTCTTTTTCATTACTTCAAATAAGTTATGAGCTTCAATGTTTTGAATAGCACCTAAACGATAAGGAGTTCCAGAAGGCAAATTAGCACCAGAAATGGCTTCATAAGCCCCCGTAATATCTTTTCCGTTTTCCTTCCATTGCTGGGCAAAATTGATTAGGTAAGAAACTGCTGTTGCCTGATTATTAACTGGAATTAAGGGGCGGTCATCATCAGTAATCAGAATATCACCTACATCCATATCCTCAATAGTGTTCCTTCCCAGAAAATTCGCATCAGAAGTTTGATTAAGCGTTTTAGAAGCCAAATCTAACTGGTCTTTAGCATTTTTAATAGAATGATTTACCATCCACTGGGTATCTAAAAGATATTCTACTGCTCCAATTCCCATTACTCTGCCTTCCTGTTTGATTAAATGAGAAATCATATAGGGGTCTTTTTCCTCTCTGCCTCTGTATAAAGTGATTTCTACATTATCTTTATTCCGATAACCCTTTTTAATAAAAACGACGTGCATCTGCTGTTGATAAATATCACTGTCGCTTTCCCTGTCAGTCAAATAAGACAAAGGAAGCATTCCGTGCAACTCATAAACTCCAATATATTCGTCGCTCAAATCTATGGGCTGATTATCCAAAGTGGTTCTAATATCCTTTTTAGAATGCAATTGTAAAACTCGCTGAACCGCTTCTGGGTCATAATTTGAATTTATCAGTTCATCTGGGGTATAATAGATTTTTTCTATTTTAGGAGCGGCGTCAAAATCAACTGGGTCGCAGATAATTCTATCCCAAGAAATAATAGAGGGAATAAGTTTTTTATCTTTTTCTACAAACTTGGCTACTGCTGAACCATAAGCTGACAAAGTATAGCCCCACTGGTCTAAAAAGAGACCAAAGTTTTCTGAAGTTCTACCTTGCTTGGTTTGTCCCCGCATCCAATTGCGTAGCAGAATAGTAGCAATAAACGCTTTAATCCTTTGAGACGCCTTTGAAGGTCTGAATTTAATATCTTTTTCATCTATGTCAGTTGCCTTATACCAGACATTGATAGAAGGAACAACGATATTCATAAAGGGCTTTTCCCTGCCCTTGCTGTCAAATTTACCAGTCGTATATTGAGAATTGATATACGCCTGAATTGTGGAAATTGTTTCTAAATGGTTATAAGTGGCATATTTTCCCAGTTTAATAGGAGTTCCAGAAAGAAACTTGCTTTCCTGTTTTTTAATAATTTTATAAATTGTATCCATTATCTTGTTGAATTTAAATTATAACGATTTCTCTCCCATATTTCCTGTTGTCTCCTGTTAATAGAATCTATGGGTTTGAAGGTTAGAATAATATACCTAAAAGCATCTAAACCGTGGTCATAGGCTTTTACAGGAACTTCTTTTAGGCTTTTACCACTATCCTTGTTCGTTTCTTCTTCATAGGCATACATTTCAAATTCCGAGATGAGATTAACACACCTGCGGTTTATTTTTAATTTTTGATTTAATAAAAGTTCTCTAATTTTCTGAATACCTTCGACTATGGTATTAGCACCTTTTTTCACTTCTCTAACATTTACCCTTCTCCTTCTTAATTCCTCAATTCCGCCTGCATTTTCTGGGTCTGGATAGACCGCCTTAAAGTTATAACTGGCTACATATTCAGCTATTTGAGCATCAGTTCGCTCTTTTTTATACCACTCGTCATCTATGTAAAACATTTCTCCATTAGTATAAACGTGAAGCACCGCAGCGGGATTTTGATAACCAAAGTCCACCCCAGCTAAATAAGTCCAAGATTTCACTTCAGGAGGCAATTCATCATATACGTGGATTTTTCTATCAAACTCCTTATAGACCAAACCGCTTTTCTTTCTAAACTCTGCCTCATACTGCTGAACAAATACTTCCTCTGGCAAGGTTTGTCTGGCTCTTTCTATCTCCTCTTTGCTGATATAGGGATTATCTGAGGTCTTAAAGTGAAAGGTCTTAAAATCTATATCAGTAAGCTCCTTGTTGCATAAGTCGTAGAAATGATTAAATCCGTTAGGGGTAGAAGCAAAAATTGCAATTCCGTGTCTGTCAGTCAAAGTAGGTCTCAAGATATTTTCCCAGTTGACCCAGAAGTTATCCATAAAGGCAACTTCATCTAAACAAAGCAAGTCAAACGCCTGACCTAATAAATTTTCAATACTTTCCCAGCCCCTTAAAAATATTATACTTTCAGCTCCAGTTACGGTAGCAACTCTCATTTCCAGTCGGCTTTCATTGGTAGAGATAATCGCTCCTTCCATTTCCTTACACAGCAAATCCCAAGCAATGTCTCTGGCTTGCGGATAGTTCTTAGCAATATAAGCAATACGGGAAGGGCGGGAAACAGACATTGCTTTAATTTCTTCTATAAGAGCTACCGTTTTACCAAACCTCCTTCCGCATCTTAATACTCTGAACCTGTGAGTATCACTCGTTACTTTCTTCTGTGCTGGGTGTAGAAGCATCGTTGATAATATTATATTTTTTAGCTACATCGGCATCAATGTTCACCACAGTAGTTCTCAAGCTGGCTTCTAACTGCTGTCTTGGTGAGCCGTCTATCATTTTTAACAACAGGTCTCTTAGCTTTTTATTATTCAAATAATACTGAACCAGCTCGTCTATCTTTTCTGGGTGGTCAGCTAAATACGCTTTGATATGAGTTAAAATAGAAACAGTCCCCTTTTTCTTGCCTTTGGGGTTTCCTGACTGTCCTGGTCTCCATCTGTAAGGAGGCTTCTGGCTATATTCTGGCATAAGTTTTTTAATTTTTATTTCGCCCTGAAGCCCTATAGGGCAAGCCTTCATTCCGCTTATGGGCGAAGAGTGGTTGTCTGAAGATGTTCTATCTTTCAGTTTTCCACAATCTTATTGTATCATATTTAAAACAAAATCCCAAAATCATTTACCTGATATAAATCAGCCCTTTTGCTATTTATCCTTTATTTAAGCGGTCTTTTACAATTTTCACATTCTGTCGCTGGCGACATTTTCTTCCCTGTTTGAGTATTTATAAAAAGGGTTCAATTAAAAACTTTTACTATTCATCTTGGCAACTTTAATATCTTCTCTCCTGCGACACAATGAATTTTCCCTTTTCCTCTAAAAACACCCCTGATTTTCAATTTTTCAGGTTTTTCAGGTATTTTTAGTCTAAACCGCCTTATAGGGATTTAATTAGTATTCAAGGGCTAAAACGAGCTTAAAGGTATTTACCAGTATATTGAAACAATAAGTCATTTTAGAAAACAGATTTAGAACTTGGTCATTTTGGGAAAAAAATTTATGAGAGGATATAGGCACTTACTTACCCTTCCCGTCTGCCATTTTCTCTCTTTCGGGTGCTTGCAAGGTTCAAAAAAGTTCAAAAATTGGCTTAAATAATAGCATAACGCCCCCTCATACCTTAAAAATCTTAAACAAGGCGGGTCTTACTCTTGATTTTAGCGGGCTTTATAGTGTTTTTAGCTATTATTGTTAGTATAGTTTTAATTTTGATTATGGTGGTTTTAGGTGTTGCTCTTGTTTCCTGAATATCAATTTTAACCGCTTAAATTCTACCTAAAAGTGTTATACTCTATTTGCTTACTTGACTTTTTACAAAAAGGGAGTATAATTAAAGTTAAATACAAGTCAAATAAATTAGCTTTGACTTGTAAGCACTTTAAAAAAAGCAAGTTAAGTCGGCTTGCTAAAAAATAAACAATTAAAACTATGAATAAAGAAATACTTATGAAGAAACAAACTATTAAGGGCTTTGATATGAAATACTTTTTATTAGGGGTCAAAAAGGAAGATGGAAGGAAAATTTGGCTAAAAGAAATAATGAGAACAAGCACGGGCTGGATTGGCGGGGTCATAACAACATGCTATGACGACAATCCCGAATTTGGAATTGATAAAATGATTAAATTTGATGCAATATTTCCTGAAGAGGATTTTTATGATAGAATAAACGATTCTTTAAACTGCACGCATGTAAAAATTGGCAAAAAATATCTTAAAGAAACTACTCTTTCAGAAGAGGAATGGCGACAACTGATAGAATTAATAAGACAATTCTATTTATTGTCAGGAGCTTCCGAAATATTTCAAACTAGCAAGAACTTCATAATTCTAGACAAAGAAGAAACAAGTAAAGAAATAGCTCAAAAGATTGATAAAGAAATACAGGAAATAATAATTCCTGAAATAGAAAAGATATTTAACGATTAAAAGTGCTTTTAAAAAAGCAAGTTTAGTCGGACTTGCTAAAATAATAAATCAAAGATATGAAGAACTACGAAAAAGCTAAGGAGATTGTAAATAATCACGTATTACACAATCTCTGTTTAACAATGGAGAAGGCGCTTGAAGAAGAACCTGAACTATTATGCGAAGCACACAATTACGAGAAGGTAAAGGAAGAAATAAACGCTGGCAATGAAGATAGGGACAATTGGGAAGAACCTGAAATATACGAATTTTGGGCAGTTAGTGAATGGTTATATGATAGGTTAAGAGAAGAGGGCGAGATCACATTTGAATATTTGGATTTTTGGGTCTGGGGCAGGCAAGCAACGGGGCAAGCAATTTATCTGGACGAAGTGATTCAAGATATTGCTAATGAGTGCTAATTTTTGAAGGCTGATTCTGCTCCTTATTAAAAATAGGGGGCAGAAATGAACCTTTAAAACGGCAAGTAAGTCGGCTTGCTAAAATAAATAAATTAAATAAAAAGATATGCTAAAAGATGTCATAATAAAGAGCGTCTGGCAGGAGTTAAAAAAAGCAGGAGCAAGCAGTGAAGAAAAAAGTGAAATGATTCCGAGTAGCTATTGCGAGGTAAATTATGAAGTCGTTAAAGCTGGCGATTTGGAGTTTGAGATTAGACAGGAAGAAGATTATAATTACTTGTTTGATATGATAAAAGAAGATCCTGAAGTGTTTCTAGTAAATTATCACCGCGATTTTGAAGTGAAGGAAGACGAGATTATAACTGAGGAGGAAGTAGAAGCGATTTATACTGGAGAAATGAAATGGGGCAAGTTGGAGAAAGAAAAGAATTATTGGATGATTCCTTTAAGTTGTTTAGTGCAGAGCGGTGTTTGGCTGAGTTTAGATGATAGTTTTAACTGTGACCCTGACGGTTGGGATACATCTCATGTTGGATTGGTTTTAGTTAGTAAAAAAGCAGCAAAGACCAGAAAACAGGCTTTCAAAATGGCGTATAACCTAGTTAAAACTTGGAATAAACTGTTTTCTGGAGATGTTTATTATATCATTGTAAAGAAAAACGGCAAAGAAATTGATAGTATTAGTGGCATAATAGGAATTGAAGAAGCGTATATCTGGGTGAACGAGTATTTAAAAGATATTGCTAAGAAATAATTTTGAAGGCTGACGCTGTCTCTAACTCTTGTTGGAGATAG